CGAGACCGCGGCGATTCCGCATGGATCACCGGTGGTGGTGGTGGAATCACCGATATCATCAACATCACGCCGGCGATTCCGCAGTCTATCGACTTGGCCGACACGGCAAGTTGGCGGACCGGTTTCCATCTGACGAACGCTCTCGATGACCTGCCCTCGACTGCCGAGATCACGCCCGGAACCTGTTCGATCCACCGCAAGGCGATTGGCGGTACGTCATGGTCTGCGGTGGTCACTGACGGCGCGTGCAGCGAGGCTGCCGGGTTCATCTACCTTGACGAGGTGTTCGACAGCGGTTCGGGATATGCCGAGGGTGATTCGATCCGGTTCACGTTCAAGAGCCAGAAAGTGACCGTTGCAGCGAACGACTACGAGATCACCGACGCAACCGGGGTGATCTACTATTCGCTGATTCGGGAAACGGAACGCGGGACCGATTCAGTAGCGGCAGCCCCGACGGCGGCAACGATCGCTGACGCTGTATGGGACGAAGCGACATCAGGCCATGTCGGCGTCGGTTCGTTCGGCGTTCAATGCGGGACCGACATCGATGCGATCTTGGTCGACACAGGAACGACCATCCCTGCATTGATCGGAACCCCGGTGGCGGACTTGGCGACCGACATCGCAGGAGTTCAGACCGATACCACGGCGATCGTAGCCGACACAAACGAGTTGCAGACCGACTGGGCAGACGGCGGCCGGTTGGATCTCATCCTTGATGCGATCGTTCTCGATACTGGAACGACGATCCCTGGGACAATCACGACGATCGACACGAACGTAGATTCGGTTCTGGCGCTGTTGGACGATGCCAGGACGGAGCCGGCCCAGGGGGCGCCGCCGGTGAACCCAGATATGGCGACGAAGATCGATTGGCTATACAAGGCGTTCAGGAACAAGAAAACGCAGACTGCAACAACGTATTCACTGTTCGCTGACGATGCATCGACCGTTGACAGCAAAGCAACAGTCTCGGATGATGGGACCACTACAACTATAGGGGAGATTGTGACCGGGCCTTGATAGGACGAACCGGAGTCGAAAGCGTCTTCTCGATAGCCCATCCTTTCTTCAAGCGACGATGGAGCGTGCCGATATGAATTCCCAACTCGGCGGCCCAATCAGCGAGGCATTGCGAACGACCGTCAAAGAAAAGAACAACGTTGTTCCGCCTGTTCCGGGATTGGGTAGCCCTCAAAGCCCATCGGCAGTTGTCTGGAGAGTATGGGCCATTATTGTCGATGCGGTCGATGCTGTGTTCGGCGGAAGGTCGCGTACCCATATCGGCAAAGAACGGTTGGAACGATTGCCATCGGTCGCATACGACGATTCCGCGACCGCCGTAAAGGGCGAAGTGTGTGGAGTTCGGGTTCTGGCAACGCCGCTTCATTGCGGCCCATGTGCGATATTCTGGAGTGTTGACCAATCCATGCTTGAGAGAATCGGAAAGGCATCCGCAGCTACGGGTATGACGCCGTTTGACTTTGTCTCCACTGGCGACGAACTCGGCGCCGCACGGACATCGACAAACGTAGTGATACTCGCTCTTGGCGCTCTTGTGGGATACTCTGAGCACCGTTACGCCGTGGAAAACGGAGCCAGATAGATCGATGTGCTTTGGCATGCCCATGATTATAGAGAAACGCAAAGCACGGAGCAATGGACCGTAGGATGGCACTCGACAGCAAGCAAAAACGCGGATCGGCCATTTCGCTGACGATTCCGTATCGGTCATGGCTGGCTGAGCCGGATGGTACGCTGGCCGATACCGATCGAATGTCGTTGCTGAAGATGTGTTCGGCGATAGCGCCGGAGGCGCCGTCGGTCGATGTGGTTGGCGCTCTCTGCGGAACGATCACCGCAATAGCGAACATGGCAGGGGCCGTGACAAGCGCCGGGCGACTACAAGGGACCGTGACAAGCGCCGGGCGACTACAAGGGACCGTCAAAAACGCATGTACTTAGGTGAATGATGAGCACGCCAATAGTTCCATTGTACCTGTCAGAAGACAACCTGATCGAGTGGGACGCGTTGACCGATGCGGCTGATGGCACCTTCGTCAACGACGCCACGATGACGTTCACCATCAAAGACACCGCCGAGGCCGCTCTGACGGGGGCAAACGGCGTGTCGATGTCCTATGTGGCGGCCTCGGATGGCAAGTATCAAGGGGTGGCTCCATCAACGGTGACCTACACTGATGCGGCCACATACTACCTGGAGGTCACCGCCGCAAGCAGCGGACGAGACGGGTTCCGTCGGATCACCTGTAAGGCGCAGTACCACGGGGCGAAGCCGTGACCATTGCGAACGGAAAGACGCGCCAACCAGGAACGAAGCCTCGCAAGAACCTGGCGACGGCCAATACCATGACCATCGACCCCAACAGGGTTACCGCGGCTTCGCTCGCGGGAATCTTGCACACATCAAAGAGCGTCCCTGGCCAATGGTTCAAGAAGGGGATGCCGAGGAACGCCGATTCCAGCTATTGCATTGCTGATGTGTTTGAATGGCACAAATCACGGATAGCCGGAAAGGGCGATCCTGTTGTCGACGACGTAGAGATGGTCCAGTCCCCAGCGCTTGAACGGTATCGCGAAGAACGGGCGAAGCTCGCCAGACTGGATCGGCTCAAGAAGGAAGAGGAGGTCATGCCGACCGCCCACGTGCGGCGTGGCTGCGAGCTTATCGGGGCCGCGTTCCGCAAGGTCGGCGAGTTCGCCAAGCGGAAAGGCTACGCCGACGTGTTGCAGATCATCAACGAGAGATTGGACGAGGCCCAAAGGCATGCCGAGACTGAGTTCGGCGCAGTTCTTGACGGAAGCCCTGTTCGATCGGGCAAGGGTACGCCGTCTTCGGACGATGCGTGAGTTCGCCGAGGAAGAGATAATCATCCCGGACGGTCCGTACAAGGACTTGCGTTACCGGTGTGATCGTCAGCCATACTCCGCAATCTGGTTCTCTCAGTTGGACGGCCGATGGCACCGGCACTTCGCGCTCGGGCCGACCCAATCGGGCAAGACGCTGACGTGCTTCGTCATTCCCGCCATGTATCACCTGTTCGAGATCGGCGAGACCGTAATCTGCGGCGTTCCGACAGAGGAGATGGCGTCCGACAAGTGGAGGGAAGACTTCGAGCCAGCCATCAAAGCATCTCGGTACGAGCAGTTCCTTCCGGACAAGGGCGACGGCTCTCGTGGAGGCATCCCTCGCTCGGTAGAGTTCACCAACGGCGCAACGCTCAAGTTCATGACCGCGGGCGGCGGGGACAAGAAGCGGGCGGCGTTCACGTCGCGGGTGCTGGTAGTCACCGAGACGGACGCCTTCGATGAGGTGGGCGGCAAGTCCAGAGAGGCGGACAAGTTCACCCAATTGGAAGGGCGACTGAGGGCGTTCACGGATAGCACGGGAACCCCAGCAGTAACCTACGCCGAGTGTACGGTGTCGATCGAGGATGGCCGCACGTGGCGAGAGTACAAAGCGGGGTCGGAATCGCGGATCGTTCGCCCTTGTCCTCATTGCGGTGAATGGGTCTGCCCAGAGCGAGAACATCTGGTTGGTTGGCAGGCAGCCGAAACAGAGTCGCAAGCCTACGATCTCTCCGAGTGGACGTGTCCCGATTGCGGAGAAGTGTGGACCGAAGAGCAGCGACGGAAAGCGAACAGCAGATCGCAACTGGTCCATAAAGGGCAGACAATTGCTGAAGGCGAGGTCTCCGGAAGCAAGCCGGAAACCTCCACGCTTGGGTTCCGTTGGTCTGCGGTCGACAACCAGTTCGTCTCCGCAGGCTCGGTTGGCGCTGACGAGTACGCAGCCATCCAATCCAACGACGAAGAGAACGCCGAGAAGGAAATGCGGCAGTTCGTGTTTGCCTTGCCGCACAAGCCGCCCATTGACGACTTGAGCCGGTTGGCATGGCAGGAGATCTGTGAGAGGCATGTTGGTGTGCCGAACCGAGGGATCGTCCCGGATTCCTGTGTCAGGCTGTCGATCGGAATGGACGTGGGCAAGTTCCTCACCCATTGGGCGCTCTGCTCGTTTGCCGAGGATGGCGCGCCGCATGTCGTCGATTATGGAGTCTTCGAGGTTCTGTCCAAAGACCTTGGTGTCGAGCGAGCGATCCTGTCGGCGATGGATCAGTTCCACGAGATGGTTGAGGCCGGCTGGCCTGACGGTATGCAGCGAATCCATCGGCCTGGGGTTGCCCTCATCGACTCAGGGTACCAGGGGGACAACCAGGAAAAGCCGATCTATGACTGGTGTGAGCAAGCGGGGGACCGCTACTGGCCAGCAAAAGGGCACGGCACAAGTCAAGATATGTCAAGGGCTTACGGCAAACCAAAGAGCATAACGAACCCAAACATCGTGCGAGTTGGAGACGGCTGGCATATTGCCGATGTTCCCCAAGAATCAGGGCGGCGAGCGTGCAGGCTCCTTGAGTTCGACGCGGACAAGTGGAAAAGCTGGCTACACGCACGATGGTCTACGCCGATGGGCGAGCCTGGCGCGGCAACGGTGTTCAGGGTTGTCCGTAATCAGGAGCACCTGACATTCGCAAAACACCTGACGGCCGAGAAGAAAGTATCCGAGTACAAGGCGGGCGTCGGCATGATCGAGAAATGGGAGCGAGAGCGAAAAGACAATCACTGGTTCGACGCGCACGTGTTGTCGGCAATTGCCGGTTCGATGTGTGGCGCTCCGATTTCAATCTCGGCTGCGGTAGTCAAGAAGCGTCTCGGACGCACACGCCGTACGAGCGGAGCAACAACGGCTGGACTTGGAGGATGGGGGTAATGGGAAAACAAGTAATAGACCACTCAGGCATCAAGCCGGCAGTACGAGTGGGTCGCACATCAACGGAACCGGTCCCTCGGGCGACGATGCAGCCATGTCCGTTGTGCCGTATGCCGTGCGGCGCCGTGACCAAGGTCTACGGGCGAACCAAGCGGAAATGCGATGGCTGGCAGTTCAACGGGAGGCCGTTTCTGCCAGGCTGCGGTCACACGTTTACGCACAAGTCGCATGTCCTAACTGCAACCAATTGGAAGAGTTGGGCGCGTGAGCAAATCGCCAAACTTGATGAAGTGCTATAGCTTTCACGGGTGTAATTGCGCAGATTGCCTGTATGGCAAACGACAGCGACAGTTCACTCGAAGCAGATGCCAGGACCGCTCTTGGCAATATCCTGCGCGCCGATGGAGTCGTCGAGCACGCGGTTGGAAACACGCGCGTACGCCTAAATACCCTCGGTGAACTGCGCAAGGAAATCTCCAGTGCCTCTCGCCGCGCCAGTCCCGTCGCAAGACTGATCAAACCAGTCGACGTGTGAGGGACCACCATGGACTACAACGACCTGGTTGACCGAGTTGCTCAACAGGACGGCCAATGGTCTCCCAAGGCTGGCTACGAGGGCGGGAAACGCACCCGTGCCACCCGCCTGTGGAATCCACGCAACAGGCCCGCTGACGTAGAACGCCGCGACGACGCGGAAATGCTTACCGCGCGGGCACGCTGGCTTGGGCGAAACAACCCGCTCTGCATCAACGCTCGCGATTGCTACGTCAACAACGTCATCGGCGAGATGATCCGGACCAAGTCGCAGATCCGGACCGCTGACGGCGAGTTGATGGCGGACATGAACAAGCAGTCGGACGAGGTCTACAAGAAATGGATGGACCAGGCCGACGTTCGTGGCCGTGCGCATTGGGCAGAAATGGCCCGCACAAACCTACACGAGACCATTGAGAGCGGCAATGGATTCCTGATCGAAACCAGCATTGACGATCCCACCAGGATTCTCCCGATCGCCTTCGAGTCGGTCGAGTATGACCAGCTGGACCGGACAAAGGATCGCCCTCCCGGTAAAGACGTGAACGAGATCCGCAACGGTATCGAGTTCGACGCTCGTGGCCGGCGGGTATTCTACCACTTCTACACACAGCATCCGCAAGGTACGTGGACCACCTTCGCGCAGGACTCCGAACGTATCCCGGCTAGCCGTGTGATCCATCTGTTCAAGGCGAAACGCCCTACGCAAACCATTGGGGTGTCCTGGTTTGCGCCAATCGTCAAGCAGCTGTGGGACTTCTACGAATACCAGACCCACGAGATCAACGCTGCGAAGGTGGCGAGCTACTTCGTCTACATGCTCAAACGGGAAGAGCAGGGGGAACTTGGAATCCCAGACGAAGACGGAGAGACAACTCCGACAGATGACGCCACTGATGCCCCGGAAGTCCCGATTGGTCCAGGCATTGCCTTGACTGGCAGCCCAAGAGATTCGCTGGAAGTGATCCAGAGCAACCGCGCGACGGCTCCGGACGCTTGGCTCAAGCTGATGATGCAGACCATGGGGGCTGGCCTTGGCTTGTCCTACCAGCGGTTCACCGGAGATTTCTCGCAGACCAACTTCTCAAGCTCCCGCGCGGCGGATCTGCAAGACCGCAAGGGGTTCTTACCGCTCCAGAACTGGCACCAATGGTACGTGGACCTAGAGGTTCGCAAGCGGGTCATGCGGCAAGCCTTCGCGTTTGGCCTCATACAGGTCCCAAGCGGCGGTCTGGCGCGGTTCAACCGCAATCCTGAACGTTGGATCGCGTGCAAGGGCATCCCTCCTGGTTGGGGCTATGTCGACCCAGGGAAGCAAGTGGCGGCCAGCATCGCTGCGATCGGTTCAGGGCTGTCGACGTTCGAGCGTGAACTGGGAGCCATCGGCCTCGACTTCGAGGAAGTGCTTCCGACTTTGGCCAACGAAATCAAACGGTTTGGCGAATTGGGCGTGCCCCTGGCCAACGTGTTTCCCCAGGCGCCGAAGCCAGCGGCACGACCCGCCGACGATCGCGAAGAACAAGACAACGAAGACCAAAAGCGTCAAGAACAAGACGAGGACGACGAATGAAGATCTCCGAACGGTTCTACGGCGCGCCTTGGGCAATCCAGCAGGCCACGCTCACGGATATCGCGTTCGTGGTCGAGAGCCGCAACGCGGGCGTCAAGTGGGACAAGACGGACTTGCATGCGTTCCTGGACGGCCAAAAGCGTGAAGCCAGGCCGGCACAAGTTCGGGATGGCGTCGCGATCTTGCCGATCATGGGCGTTCTGTCGCAACGAATGAACATGCTCTCCGAGATCTCGGGAGGAACGTCAACCGAGTTGATCAAGCGTGATTTGGACATGCTGCTGTCGGACGACACCGTGAAAGCCATTGTCCTGGAGATTGACTCGCCAGGAGGCGGCGTCCACGGGGTGGCTGAACTATCCCAAGCCATCTTCGAGGCACGGGGCGTCAAGCCCATCGTTGCGGTTGCCTCTGGCACCATGGCGTCGGCGGCTTACTGGATCGGTTCCGCCGCCGGCGAACTGGTCGCCACTCCATCCAGCGACGTTGGGTCCATCGGTGTGTTCACGGTGATCGAGAACCGTGCGGTGGCCGAGCATGCCCAGGGCCTGAAGACCGAAATCATTTCGGCTGGCGAGTTCAAGGTGGCCGGCAACCCGCACGAACCAATGAGCGGCGCCGCGAGAGAGGTCATCCAGGAACACATCGACTCGGTGTATGGGATGTTCGTCACGGACGTAGCCCGCAACCGAGGCGTCGGCATGACCACAGCCCAAGAGATGGGTGACGGCCGGGTTCATGTGGCTCCGGTCGCCAAAGATCTGGGGTTCATCGATCGCATCGCGACAGTGGATCAGATCGTCAAGGAACTGGGCGGGCGTGCGAAAGCGTCCAGGGGACGAAGCCCGTTGGCCGCGTCGGCCGAATCACTGGTCGCTATTCGTGCTCACGAACAAGAGGTTCTGGCATCGGTCCAAAACGGACCAAACATCAGCACAACGTTCACAGGAACTCCGGTGATTGTTTCTCCGGAAAGCGTTGAAAGTGAAAACGAGGAGACGAAGGACATGGCCGCAGACATCACCGGCAGCGACCGAGCGGTCGTGACCGAACAGCAGAAGGCCGATATCCGCTCGGAAGAGCGCACCCGGCTGGCTGGCTTCAAGGAAATGGTCAAGGCGTTGGGTTACTTCGACGCCGTCCAGAGCGAAGCGGTTCTCGAAAAGCTGGCCGAGAGCAACGCAACCGGAGCGACCGACCCGGTCGCGAAGGGCATCGTGCTCGACAGCATGGCGCAAACCCCGACGGGCCTTCCTTCCAATGAACGGGTCGACTCGGGCGAAGCGGAAACCGACAAGCTGCGTACCGTGATCGGCGATGGGATCGCTCTGCGAAACCTGCCTCTCAATCAGGTGGCTGCTCTTGAGTACAGCTACTCCGGGCGGCTCGAAGCACATGGGATGGATCGAACGAACCTCCCTGGCGGTCGGGTGCAGGTCAAGTACAGCCCAACCCGACAAGTCCATTCCGACTCAAATCGCTACCGCGGTCTCCCCCTCACCGAGATTGGCGTGGAACTGGCGCAACGGGCCGGCTGGGCCAATGCGAGGAACGTGAAGAACGATGACCCGGTCCGGTTTGCGGACATCCTGCTGGGCAACCCAGGCGTGCAGGCTGCGGGCGGTGGCGGTTCGTCCTTCCAGACGACCGGCGACTTCCCAGGCATTCTGGTGGACGCCGCGAACAAGATGCTCTTGGCCGCCTACAACGAGGCTCCGTCCAGTTGGCGCCAGTGGGTGGAGGTGACCGATAACTTCGCGGACTTCAAGGCGAAGAACGTGTTGCGTCTCGGCACCGCCGGCGACTTCGAGGTGATCCCGGAGGACCAAGCGTTCCCCCAGGATAAGCTCGGAGACCAGAAGTCGACGTACATTCCTGAGACTCGCGGTAAGGCTTGGTCCTTCTCCCGCGAGATGCTCATCAACGATGACCTCGGGGCGTTCAACACCCTGACGGTGCGTGCCGCTCGGGCAGCCGAACGGACCATCAATCGTTCGGTGTACGCCATCTTGACCGGCAACCCGAACACCGATTACGATTCGGTGTCGTTGTTCGACACGAACGCCAGCCCGACCGGTCACCAGAATGACCGGACCTCGGGCGCCGCGCCTGCGGTTGCCGAGCTGAACGCGATGCAGTTGCTCCTGCGTTCGCAGGTGGACAGGACGAAAACGTCCAGCCGTCTGAACGTTGAAATGGCTTTCCTGATCGCCCCGGCGGCGGTGGAAGGGGTAGTTCTGCAACTGCTCTCCTCGACCGCCAATCCGGCTGTCGGTGGAAGTGCGGCTGGTTCCTCGGGTGTGACGAACATCTGGCAGAACCGTGTCACTCCGGTGATCGACGCCGAACTGGACGGCAACTCGGCTCTCATCTACTACGGCGCCTCACGCTGGCAGGATGCGAGCCATATCCAGTTGTCGTTCCTCCGCGGCGAAGATACTCCTCGGTTGGAAGACACGTTCGACTTCGACACCAAGGGCCGCAAGTTCACCGCGCATCAAACGTGGGGCGTCAAGGCCATCGAGCATGTGGGTATTGTCCGGAACGCCGGCGCGTAACCGGTCGGACGGAGTTGGCTACTACTTTGGCGTAAAGGACAAGAACCATGAGTCAGCGATTCGACGTGAATTACCACATGATCGGCGAGGGTCTGATCCCCCTGATCACCGACGAGTCGGGAGGTCCGTGGGTGCGGACCGACACCTCGGCCGCCGGAACTCCGATCATGAACTACGTCAGCGACGTAGCGGGGGCCAACGGCGTTGCCTCTGTTGGGCTGGAGGCCACCAGTGAGGTGCAGAACGTTTGCCTGTCGTGGGGCGACATCTTGTCTCTCGACATCGACAACCTGAAGTATGTCGAGTTCTTGGCCCGCTTGTCGGTTGCGATGGGCACTACCGCTGTGACCACGCAGTTGGCGTTTGGCCTTGCGTCCGAACGTAACGATGCCATCGACACGATTGCCGAGGCCGCTTTGTTCCGGGCGCTTGGGGCCACGGCGATCTTGGTCGAGACCGACGACGGAACGGTCAACAATGATGACGTGGCGACCGGCGAAACGCTTGGCACCACGTTCAAGCGTTTCGGCATCGAGTTCTCGCACGGGACCAGCGACGTGCGGTTCTACATGGACGACTCGAACGGGTTCCTGACCCGCGTTGCGGCCACCACCACGTTCGACATGAGCAACTACACCGGTTCGTTGCAGCCGTACGCTCAGGTCCAGAAGGCCGCGAATACGGATCTCGGCGCATTCCAGATCGACCGCTTCTCTGTTGCCTTCAAGGAGCCGTGAGCATGGCCACACATTCCGTGCGGGCGCCGAAGTGTGATTGCGGCTGTCAAGCCGAGGTCTTTCTGGACGACAAAAAGAAGTGGGACCACACGGTCATTCATCGTTGTCCGGATCACGGTGGTCCGCCATGTCCGAAGGCTGCCCCTGCTCCGTCGGCGCCCCGTCGGAGGGGGTCGTTGCTTTGAGGTAGCCGATGACTTCGACCAACAACTTGAGGGAAATGATGCGGCGCCACCATGGGGGTGGCGTCGTGTTTACCCAGATAGAGGAAGATGTCACGTACACCGCGCCGAACGGGGCCGCAACCACGGTAACGATGCGGCGCAACGACATGACCGGTGGCGAGCAGACTGTTCGTCGCGGCTCCAAGCGGTATTACGTGCTCCGCATCTTTTTCAGCAACGATACGACCAAGGGCGGACTGGCTAAACCTCACCCGAAGGGCACATGGCTCATCGACTCCCAGGAGTGGGGCCAAGAGGGTGAATCCGAAAGCTCTGATGCCGGCTTTTGGGAGCTTGCTCTCTCTCGCGAAGTGGACATCGAGATTTCCAGCCAAGAGTACCGAGACGACCGGCGATCATAATGGCGGACACCACCGAAGAACTGATTCAGGAAGTTGTCGCGGGGTCGGCCACATGGCAACTATGGACCGGGGCCGAGTCCGCAGCCCAAGCACAGAAGCGAGTTCATTGGCCAGCCGTTGACGGGCCTGACGAGGACGAGCTTGACCACTCAGGATACACCAAACCGTTCGCTGTCGTGACGGACGTGAACAAGGTCTACCGATCAGGGCATGGCGGGTTCCGTAGCGGAAGCTGCAACATCCTGTTCCTTGCCGACGTGATTGAAGAGCACCGGATGGACCACTTCGAGGCCATGAAGGCGTTCATTGTCAAAGTGGACGCCATCTGCGCTGAAATCATGGCGCTCGGCAGGCTCGGCGGCTACCTGGACGTGGCGCGGCTGTCGAACCTGACGCAGCCGATGCGAGAGACCATGCAGAACCGTGACTTCCACATCTACCAGATCTGGCAGATGGATTGGGGGTTGACGTAATGGTCCGGTTTGCTGCCAGCACATCGAGAGTTCCAGGACCAGTGAGAAAGGGTTCTGGAAGAGGCACTCTTGGTTCCACTATCCGTATGCTGCGCACCGATTGGAACGGCATGCAGAAGGACTGGAACAAGTTGGTTCGCTCGGTCATGGAGGAGGTTGGCGAGGTCTGGGTGCAGGAGTTCATGCCCCTTCACTTCAAGCCGGGCGCAACCAAACGATACGGGTACAAGATCCGCTCGGAGCAGTGGAAAGCGTACAAGCGGCGACTGTTCGGTGAATCCAAGCCGCTGATCTTTACGGGCCAGATGCGTGACCAACTGCTTGCGAATGCCGGCATCAGAATCGTCGCTCGCGCCACCAACAACCGAGCCTCTGTGCGGGTCAAGATGCCGATCCCTCACCCTCTGAACCCCAAAGCAGGCAAGGGCGAACTAGGCCGGCTTGACATCGGGCGTCGCGAAGAGACTACGCTCGTGACGTTCGCCATGAAGCTCTTGAAACGATCCATCGTAAGCAAAGTGCTACGGCAAAAAGTGCTACAAAGGGCCGCATAACATGGGCATTGACAATCTGCATACCCTAGAACGGCACGTCTTTGCCGGCTCAGGCGCTTTCAATCTCAGCCAACTCCCGGACCGGGACATTGACCTTGGGTTTACCGAGGAGCTTGGATATGGGGCAGGTCAACTGTCCCCGTCTCACGTGTCCGTCATGTCGCAAGACCCGGTCATCAGCGGCGGGACGACCGAGATTGCACGGTTCCTGACGAACATAGATGCGCTCGTTGGCCTTGCTATCCCATCGACAACGGTCATCACGTCGGTCGCTTTCTACTTCCAGTCGGCGCAACTGCTGGGCGGTATCAAGGCTGGTTCGACTCACCTGAGCGGGACCATCAACAAGGGAATGGTGATCCCCTCGGAGGTCTCTGTCGAGCAGGGCGGCGTGGCCACGATGACCTTCGACCTGCACGCGCTGTACGACGGCACGAACCTGCCGATCGTTTGGGCGGATAGCCAGGCACTCGCGTCTGGAACCCCCGCGGTCGACGAGCAGTTCACCCTTGGGCCGACGTTCATCAACAACGTCCAGGTTCCCGGCCTCCAAGGAATGACCTGGTCCTTCGGTATCGAGGTGGAGAAGCATTCGACCGACGGTCAGGTGTATCCGCTGACGATGCGGATCATTCGCGTGACCCCGATGATTACGCTTCGGACCAATGACGTGGTCACGGCCAGCGACTTCGCGTTGTCAGGCACCGCGTTGGACGCCAACACCTTCAAGTCGTACCTCCAGAAGTTGGACAACATGGGTGACCGTGTTGCCATTGCAACGCAGGAGCACGTTGAGATACTGGGTAGCGCCAGCCAGGGGTTCATCACAGTCGAGAATCTTGGTGGGGCCAATCAGGAATCGCACGTGAGCGAGATCAAGATCAGGCCCATCGTAGGGTCGGCAGCCGTCTACACGATCGATGCTACGGCGGCGATTCCAGCATTCTCATAGGGGAAACAATGGGCGTCAGCATGCCGAACATCGAAGAGATAACAGCCATCGCGTCGGACGCGAACCTGCCGATCTCGTTCAATCGCCGCATGATCATCCAAGGGGTCAGCATGGGAGAGATTCGAGCACTGGCTGACGCATTCAAGGCGAATGGCGTATGCTATCATCGCGGCGCGCAGTGGGGTCAACCGAAAGCGAAAGTCGCCGCGAAGGACCAATGAGCGTATGGCCGGATTCCTCATCTACATCCCGAAGTGGCGGCATACAACGATGCTGTCGACCACGCAGATGGAACCGCGGCAGCGAGAACTGCTTGAGCCGCTGACCGAAGGCTCTGGCATTTCCGGTGGCCACTCGCCATTCGGGCCGGATGGATATGGCGGCATCGGAGCCATCAAAGCCGCGCCCCGGTTTGGCGGCGAGGCGGCAACCCCAGGCTACGACGCGGACACCCAAACTTGGTTGCCCTGCAAAGACCCACAGGCAGGACCAGATTCGCAGCCGGTCTATTGGCTCGGGTGGTGGAACGTTTCCCCGCCCAAACCAAAGGATCTGTGCAGGGCAACTGTTCAAGACGGCTATCCGATCAGGCTGGGACCGGAGGAGTTCCTCATCCCAGCGATCCACGCAGACTACTCGATGCTCGACCGTTCGATGCACGTGAACGATTGCGGGGAGATGCAGTTCGCAGCCAACCCGTGCTATGACGACATCGTGCGCGAGTCCGCCTTCTGGCACGACGTTGCCTATGGCGGCCACGAAGACAAGATCGAAGACCCGGTACGGGCGGCGAAATTCGCCCTTGCGGTACTCCAGATCAACTACCGGGTCGACGCGCGAGTCTGTTCGATGCAGGGACTTGGCCTGTTCGATAGCCAATCGGCCATCCGCACGATCATCTACGTCGCAGTCGGTGGCGTGGCGATTGACCAAGAACTCGCCGCAAAAAAAAAGGTCAGCATTGCCGAGCCTGGTGGCGTAGTCTCGCTTGGCGACGTGGCCTAGAACCGTCCTACAGGCCCACCTGGTTCGACTTGTGGGCGCTATCGCAAGGTGAATGATGCCGGGCGAAGACCTCGTACTTGACGCCGACATGGGGCGTATCACGCTGGAACTCAAGAAGGTCCAGACGGAGATGCGCAAGACGGGGAAGGTCTGGCAAGCGATATCGTCTGGGGCGAACAGGGACACCAAGAAGAACCAGGATGCCCTCAAGCGGCTAGAAACTGGGTACGGGAAGGCGGCAGCCAAAGCGGGCGACTATAAGCTCCAGCTTGACCGGCTAGCTAAGTCGTCAGGCAACGCAGCGGTAAGGCAGAAGCGACTTCAATCCGGGATGACGCAAGCATCATTTGCCATGGACGACTTCCTTTCTGTGTCGTCACAGCAGGGGTTCTCGATGAAAGGTCTAGCCGGCGGCGTTCGGGCAGCCAGCAACAACGTCTCGACGTTCTTGACGACCATCAACCCCATGGCCGGATTGGCGGCCACCTTGGGTATCGGGGTTCTAACGGGGTTGATGACACAATTCGGAAAGGCGACAGAGAAGAGCGCGGAAGATACAGGCAAGCTACGGGAGGCCCTAAAGACGCTTCGGAAAGACAACGAGGAGGCACGACTTGGGTCCGACGACTCGGCGGCGAATGTGAAGCTAGACGTGTTGCAGAGGGAAATCATAAAGGCGAAGGAGATCCGCGACGACAAGACAGTTGCTCGCGTCGCTGCGGAACGAGTGGCCGCCGAGCGAAAGAAAGCTACAGAGGGGTTCGCTGCCGGTGGACCCGGGGCAGCGCCTATTCGGTTTACAGGTGATCCCAGAGCAGCGTTGGGAGCCGCAACGAAAGAAGAGCGTGACGCAGAGAGGATTCTGCAAGGATTAAGGAAAGAACGAGACACGTTGGCCAATCGGCTGACCAAAAACAAAGCCATCCGAGAGTTCAAAGAACGGAACGCAGGGGCGGTGGCAGCGATAACCACACGCCGTCAAGAACTGGGAGAACAAGGGCTGGGAGCGGAAGCGCAGGTAGCCGGCGCCTTCGACGGATCCGGATTGGCGGGTCAGCCGGGCGCCGCGCAATTCAGAGCAAATCTAGTCAAGGAAGCGCAGCAACAAGTGTCAAGGCGCAGGTCGGAAGCGGGGTTCTCCAAAACTCCGTTAGAGCAAAAGCGAGAAGAGGCAGATGAGTCGCGGCGGTTGGTGAAACAAGCCAGACAGGATGCCAGAAGCCAGGACAGTCCAGGACGAGGGAACGTGACTGGCAGCGAAAAGCGTCTGATCGCAGGATTCGAGGCGTCCGCCGTAAGGTTGGAACGCGCGGCAGCCGCGCTCGAACGGGCTGCCGAGGCTGACCCCAGGAACGGCGCGAACAATTAATCGATCAGTCCTTGCCGCTGGGACTCGTCGATGCTGTCTTGGAGGGCGACGTACCGCACGCTTCGGTCCATCAGTCTGGCATACAGAACCTTGTGGCGTTCGATGGTGGCGGACTGCTCGACCACGATCCACGACAAATAGCACGACAGCCCGGTGGTGAGAAGGGCAATGGTCCAACCGAAAGCAGCGATACCACGAAGACGGGTCATTGGTGGCTCCTTTATAGGGTGATGTGGTGGCAACTATTCTATGGGACCGCGTCGACAATATCCACGCCGTCCAGCGACTCTCCGGAGACATCGACCCGCCCGGCAGGCAGATTGCGGACATTACGCGCCGATGGGAAGACGGTACAGCTTACGTCGAGATGGGCCGAAGAGGCGAACCTACGGCCCTGGTGTTCCGGTGTATTACCAGAGACGCAGCGGACGCGCGCACGCTCCACCACTTGGCGAAACGGCTGCAATCTCGCATCGTCACGATCCGTCTGAACGAGATCAATTACACGAACTACCTGGTCATCGCGGCCGGCATCGACGACCGTCATCCGACGCTAACTACTGTGGGGGGCGTGCTTTACAATGGCGTGAACATCAATGTTCGAGCATCGACGTGGGTGTGTGACGTAGGGTTCCTTGTGCAGTATGCGGGGACAACGTTTCTATGAGCAACGTTGATGCCAAGACTACGCCAATCGTGTCGATTAGGCCATCGTTCGCCACCGGTTCCAATTGGGTCACGGTCCCGTATTTGTGGCCGGACCGGTGGAAAAACAGCGCTGCTCCCTCGGTCGACGTAGCGAACCTGACCTACAACTTCGGCGTGATCAAGCGGGCGGACGAGGAGGCGGCGAGGCGATTCGGGCCGCTGGAGGACTTGGAGGGACAGTACGTACGCATCGAAACGGTGTACCAAAGAGACCGGCAGACGCATTTCGTCGGCGTGATCGAGACCGTCGACACGCGGATCATGTCGAATCAGAATGCCACCGGAAAGCAGATGCTCACGGCATACGGTCTTGGCCACATCTTGGATCGCATTCCAGTCAAGACGGCGTTCGCGCAATCGACCTTTGCCGGGCCAATAGCGGAATTGGACTGGACCCCAAGTTTCAACCGGCGCGGTCGTAATGGCTTTGGCGTCTTCGGCAACAAGTCTTCAACCCCGATAGGGGCGGGCAGTTCGTTCGTGTTCGAGTGGCTGTCGAATCCATCATCTAGTGAATGGACCAACCGAGATATCGTTCGGTATCTGCTGATCAACTACACGCCTCCGGATCTGGCGATGTTCGTAGATGGGCAGGACGGTGAACTCGACAAGATTGTAGACGTTCATGACGCCAGCAAATGGCGTAGCATCTGGGACGCGTTGAACCGTCTGATAGACCGGAAACGCGGGCTGGGGTTCCGGATAGAGCATAACCAGGAACTGAACACCAATCGGGTGAAGGTATTCACCATCGCAAAGGACGACATCGCCGTCGGGTCGGTGACGATGGCCAAGAACGACAACCAAGTGGATTTCACGCTCCCAGAGAGTCTGCCGTTCGTGCATATCGTCGATGAGATTCCCTTCAAAGAGACCATCCTAAGCAAAGCGACAAAGGTGGTGGTTCGCGGGCAACGGGTCAAGGCGACCGGGACATTCTCATTCGACGATGGAACACTTGAAGAGGGGTGGAGAACGATCGGGCAGGACTTGCCGGAGGATAGATACATAGCTGGAAAAGACGCTCTTTCGAGCACGGCGCCGAGCACGCAGCGAGATAAGGACACGAACAGGAGGCAGCAACATCATGGCGGGCT